TTACTTGGTAGGAGAAACCACCTCACCTACTCGGCGATACACCCGCTTGGTGATCTCCTCCTTGGAGTGGCCCAGCAGCCGGCTGGCGTGACTGATGTCCTCGATTTCCGAGGCCGCCTTGGGTCGGATATCACGGAACTGGAACTGCCGCACCTTGGTGGCCAAGTCACCGTTGCCGTCGGCGATGAGCTTCCGAGCAGCCTTGTCACGCGCCTCGCTGAAGCGGTTCCTTAACATCTCCCAGCTCATTCGCAGACCCGAGTCGTTGGTGATCAGTCGCGAGTTGCGCACTCCCTGCAGCTTGCGGCGTTCGAGTAGCGCCTCGATGAACAGCCCAAGGCCGGTCAGTTCGCCATTGACGTGCCGGCGGATGCGCAGTTTCTTGTCGGTCTTGTTCTGGTCGACCCACAGGTAGTCCTCGTCAAGGTCGACAGTGCTGAACTTCAATGTGTCGGCGGGGCGCTGGCCGGCTAGGTAGGCCAAATCCATGGCGTCCTTCAAGCCCTGGTCGGCCTCCGCATACACTGCGTCCCAGACTTCGTCGGCGGCGTAGAAGTCGCGTATTTTCTCCTTATTGCGACGAACCGCCAGGCACGGATTTCGATCTGCGAACCCCCACTCCATGGCCATGGTGAATACATGCGAAAGCAGGGCGATTTCCCGGTTTGCCCGGGTCTTCGCGGTGCGGGCATCCCGATACTGCGCGACGACCGGCGGCGTGATGGCCTCAATGGGAGCGTCGGCAAACGCCGTGCGCAGGCGCTCCAGTTCGTATTTGTTGTCTTTCTGGGTACGTGGCGCTTTTGCCGGGATGATGTCACGCTCGTACCGGTCGAATAGCTCACCCATCGTTGCCATCACCTTAGGTGCTGTCTTGTGCTCCAGGCGTGCCCACTCAAGCTTGGCCTCGGCGAGGTCGGTCCCTAGTGGAATTTCCTGCCGATTTCCGTCTGCATCCCTCCCGTTGTAGTAGTACCCAACCCACAATTTGCCGCTCTTCAGCTTGCGAACTCGCCGCAGCATCCGAGGCGGCAGGTCCTTGTTCGATGCCTTCCTGTTGCGCATCTGTTACCCCACGCGCGATAAGTCTAATGTCCAAGTTTCTGTTGCAGCATTCGTTGCGGTTGGCTTCACACCGGCCATTTTGAGGCGGGCGTATACCCGCCCAACAACGGGCCGTCGGGCCCGAGTCAGCGTGTACTGCCAGCCGTTTTTGGCCAGCCAGGCGATTTGTTTGCTTGGGATCTGGTAGCCGGTGATTCGCACCACCTCTTCCTCATCAAGAAACTCGCTTGCATGTTCCATGGTGCGGGCTCCGCGCCTTCGATGGCGGCAGGTTGGTGTTCATGTTCGGGACTTGATGATCTGCTTGCCCGCCTTGGGTGGTGGTAAAGCCCGCTGCTTGGCGGATCTTGGCGCAGCGGCCGTGTTTGCCGCGCGTGCGTGGAATGCTGCAGACATCACACATGACGGACATGGCGGGGCGGTCGAAACTCTGCATCCCCTTGGCGTCCCTGGTGTTCGGCTTGTAATTGGGTCCGGCCGTCACAGCGAGTACCTCTCATGGATTCGACGAGCGTTGGGACTAACGGCCAAGTGCTCGAAGTTTTGGCGGCTGTTCGCCGTGGATAGCGTCTCTGGCTGAGGGCGTTGGGCTTTGTAGAGGCGCTGTAATTCGACCAAAGCGGCGATCAGCGCCACGGCAAGCACAAGGCTGATCAGTTGCCAGATTCGTGTTGGGTTAAGCGTAACGGCCCTCAGTCGCTGCGGGTGGTGCCAGCGCCTGCCGCGCCGGCGGTTTCCTACGAGCCGAAGGCCCCCGATTCCACGGACCCGGTTCTGATACCGGCGCTGACCGCTGGCAAGGTGCGTTTCCCTGGTGCACCGCTCACGCCGCCGCCGACCGAGCCGGTCGTTACGCGTAACTATCCTGAGTCGCTACGGGTGGAGCCAGCGCCTACCAAGCCGGTGGTTTCCTATGATCCAAAGGCCCCCGAGTCCAAGGACTGGTTCCGGGTGCCGGCTCCGACCGTCGACCAGGTGCGTTACCCCGGGGTACCCCTCGCCCGGCCGCCGACCGGCGATTCGGCGGCCTTGCTGGGCAACCTGCAGCCCGCAGGTGAAATGGGGCCTGGTCTGGCTCAGGTCGGGCAGATGCTGGGCGACTACCAGCGGGCAGTGGATAAGCCGGCGCCGGTCAAGGCTGAGCCGGCATCCCTCAAGCTCGACCAGCGGTTTGAGCTGAGTATGCCGGTGACGGTGAAAGGCGATGTGTCGGACCGCCAAGCGCTGGCCTATGAGCTGCGGCCTTATTTCATGCAAATGATCGACGACGCGACCCGCGACCTTAACGCGCGTCAGCTTTACGACGCGCCGCACCTGTAGGGAGGATAAACGATGGCGTACATGGAGCTGCTGCAGGGCAGCCTAAAGTCGCTTGCTGCTGCAGGTGAGGCTGGCCGCCGCACGGTGGACGGCATGATTGGCCCCATGAATGGGGCCGTTACTCAAATGAAAGGGGCGGTTTCCGAGTTGGAAACCCTGCCGGTGGTGGGTGAGCTGATCGGTGGCAAGCTGAACCGGGTCATGGGCGGTATCGCCCAGGCCCAGGCCAAGGTCGGTAAGGTGTTGGCTGTCTACAACCAGGCCAGCAACGCGGTCACGCAAGTGCAGGAACGGGTGGCCGAGTTTGGCGAGCAGGCAGACCGGGCAAAGAAGGCTATTTCCAACATTGCGGATAAGTACAACCAGGCCGGCGGTATCAGCGGCATGGTTTCCAATTTTTCCCTTTCGGAAATGTTCTCCAGCGCCTCGATCCGCCCCAAGGAAGATCCGCCTAAGGAAGCTATCAAGGCGTTTCCGCACTTGCTGATCCTGCAGCCTTTGAGCGTCAAGGCGGAGCCGTTCTACTTTAACCTGGACACGGCGGCCTTTGACGAGCTGCGGCGTAAAACCTCGTTCCGCTGGGCCGCTCAGGAGCGCCTTACCCGGCGTTCTGCGCAGCAAGCCGTGGGCATTGGTGATGAGCGTCTGACACTCAAGGGCGCAATTTTCCCCTCGTTCCGGGGCGGCCTCGGCCAGCTTGACACCTTGCGCAGCATTGGTGGCCAGCTGCAGCCGCTGGGACTGACCACCGGCTATGGCCAGGTGCTGGGTAATTGGTGCCTGACCGATATCGAGGAAGAACAACCCACGCTGCTGCAGGGCGGTATCCCGCGCAAGCAGGCATTCACCTTGGAGTTCACGCGCTATGGCGATGATTTGTCGAACGTCTGACGGCGATGTACTCGACGCTATCTGTTTCCACTATTACGGGCATTTGAGCGGTACGGTGGAGGCAGTCCTGGGTGCAAATCCGGGCCTTGCCGTCGAGCCGCAGCCCTACCGCGCCGGGGTGCTGATCACCCTTCCCGAACTGGCTAGAACTGACCAGCTGACCGTCCAGCTGTGGGACTAGCATCCCACCTAACCGGAGCTATCCATGAAACCGCAATTTCGTATCGTCGCTGACGGTACCGATATCACGCGCCTGATAAACGACCGTTTGCTGATGCTGCGCACACTCGACAAGCCCGGCATGGAGTCGGACGAGTTCGAGCTGCGTATTGATGACCGTGACCAGGCTGTTTCGCTGCCGTCGCGGGGCGCCAAGGTCGAGGTGTTTTTAGGCTATGACGGTGCGCAACTGACCCGTATCAACAGCTATACGGTCGATGAGGTTGAGCTTAGCGGCCCGCCGGATACGCTGGTCATCCGAGGCAAGGCCAGCGACATGCGCGGCAGTGGCAAGACCACCCGCAACGGTAGTTTCGAGGGCAAGACCCTGGCCGAGATTGTCGCCACGGTGGCCCGCCGCAATGGCTGGGTACCGGCCTGCGATGTGCAGACCGTTGTGCCGCGTGCGGACCAGCTGGGCGAGTCGGACTACAACTTTATTACCCGCATTGCCCGGTTGCATGACTGTACCGCCAAGGTGGCCAACGGCAAGCTGCTGGTCCTCAAACGGCAGGCAGGTGTCACGGCCAGTGGCAAAACGCTGCCGGCGATCACCATCCGCCGCTCGGACGTTAGCCGCTACTCGTTCCGCCTCGGGGACCGCTCGACTCACAAGAGCGTCCAGGCCACCCACCACAACGCCAAGACCGGCACCCTGGATGTTATCGAACTGAAAAACGACGACGCCCCGGACGGCCTGCCGCCGGTCCATACCGACCGCCACATACACCCGAACAAGACAGCTGCCGAGCAGGCCGCCAAGGCGCGCCTGGCGGCGTTCAACCGCTCGACGGCTGGGGTTCGCCTGGAAATGCCGGGGCGCGTCGACCTCTTCGCGGAACGCCAGATCAACGCCCAGGGCTTCAAGGATGGCTTTGATGGCGAGTACCTGGTGGATTCCTTGGAGCAGGTATTCACCCAGTCCGGCTGGTCGACCACAGTTGAATGTAACGGCGGCAAGAAGGGCAAGGCCAAGGCTGCTGGCAAGAACAAGAAAACCTCAACACCTCTCGAAGTCGTGCAGCTTTAACCGCACAGACAAACAGACCATCACTGGAGACATAAATGGCTATCTCTGTACATCAGCTGCAACAGATCCTCCCCAACGCCGGCCGAAAAGCCGGCGTTTTTGTGTGCGCCAGGCATGGCGCGTTGCGCGTATGCGCAACCCGCTTGGTTGTGGTGGCCAAGTGGGTGACTTGGAGGTGA